ACAGGGAGATAGGGAGGGTAATGAATGATGAGGTCGGCGGCATGGGCATGACCGAGCGGCACGTAGACTTTCCAGCCACGCCCATCGGCTTCAAAAATAAACCTCACCTCGGCCGAGGTGCCTTTTTCGCAGTCAGTCATGCAGCAACGGCGTGGACTAAAGGTGCCACTTTGCCGAAGATTTCAAAGGTCGAGTTGCGCCGGACGAGATGCGGAATGCGGAGGGCATTCTGCCGGTCGACCTCGACGGCGGCATCTGTCTCGGTGACATGGCGGTCGGTCTTGTAGAGGTGGCGGGTCGCGGCACGGTGGCTTTTGAGCGTGACACGCTCGCCCGTGCTGCGGGAGATCACTTGCCATCCTCCGGGCGGGAGCGCGTTACGGTCGACATCCGGCGGTGGTTGGAAAGCGGGGATCTCGAAGTGGGGTATCCCGCCGTCGTAGCAGTAGAAGCCGTCTTTGCGCGGGTAGAGACAGTCCGGCGTCCACAAGCACGTCTCCTGAATAAACGGCACCCCGAGACCAATAGCCAAGCCCATCGGGCTCGACTGGTTGCCGATAAAGAGATCCGCGCCCGCAATCAACTTGGCTAGTTCGAGGTAGTCGTTGGTTATGGCGTATTCGGCATGGACTTTGGTCACCCGCCGCAGTTCCTCGACCTCATGCGGCAACCCGACAAAGAGCATCTTCGTGCCGAGGGCTTCACCGATCAGATCCCAGCGGAAATACGGATTGTGATAGCGCGGGCTGCGGTGACAGACGACCCGCCCCCGTGCCCGCGCCGAGGGGGAAACTTTTATCCAAGGCTCCGGCGAAGCGTTGGCGCTGACCCAATCGCTTTGTAGTTCCATCAGGCTGACCCCGTAGATCAGCCCACCGTTACGGAACGTGGAGAAATTGACGCAGTGCTCGTTCTTCGGCGCATCCCCGTGGATTACCTTGCCAACATAGTCCTGGGCTTCGAGGAGTGGACGCAACACCGCCGCCCTTTGCTCGGTCATCTTGGCGGTCCAAGGCCGTGAGTTGAGATACAGATCCCCGCGCCCGAGTTCCCTCATCGAGGGCAAGGCGTAGAGCACGTCTCCCAGGTCTCCGGAGTGGAAATAATTCACGACCAATCGTCGTTAGCTTCTTCGCGTGTTTCGGTCTCGTCCTCTTGGAACATAGTGTCTTCCTTGGACAACACCTCGGTCACCGCATCGACCGCTTGGAGCCAATCCGGTGCGGTCAGCGAAATCATCCGCAGCGGCGGGGCATTCTTGCGCAACTCCTCAACTGTGACGCGATACGACATTGTTATGCTGTTATGATACCGCTTCAAAAAGACTGGAGCAACTGACCCGACCGCCGCGGGGCATATTTGGTTGTCATCGTCGACTTCCAACTGCTCATCCCGCGGCGACTCCCCCCAGTCTCTTGCGGGGGACGCAGCCCGAACCGCTCGCGGACAACGTCCAGCATGACGAAGGCAGCATCGGCCACGTCGGGCGATCGGCCGATCCTGGCCTTCATGTCAGTCTTGCTCTCGACAACGACCTTCATCGATCCGGACTTACGGGTGTCGTAGTTCCGGCTGGTCATCTCCCGAGCAAGATCCGGCCCAATCCCTCTTAGTTGATTATTCTGCAAAAACTCCTTCGCGCCGAACCAAAGCTCGGTCACGCGGTTGACGTATTTATCTTGGGCCGCGGTCGCATCGTAAGCCGAGAGCGAGCGCCCAGAGGGAGCACCGCCGAAGTGGACCCGGAGGAACTCATTCGATCCGCAGACTGTGGCCAAGGCATCGCAGAACGGAACACCGCCGCCCGTCACGTCGACCCCAATGTTTCGCCACGGCACGCCGGCCTTAGTCACAATGTCTTTGATTTTGCGGGCGATCTGGAAGGTGCGCGGTTCGGGATTGCTCGCTTCCTCATCGAGGTAGTGGAACTCGTCGAAGGAAACTTGGTCCACTCCATCTTTGTTCTGGCCAAAAGAACCCAGATAAATCACACATCGGTCCCCGCCGCTCACAAAGGAGGGGTCGATGCCGACAATACGTTCGACACGGCCCCTCCACATGGGCTTCTGATCGGCTTGGAAGCGGATGATCTCGGCCTCGGAGTAGATGGCTTTGCTGACCGCCTGCGGTGGCCAAAAACCTCTGTAGTCTCTCCAAAAGATCGGGTTGTCCTCACCGAGTCGCTCACGGGCCTCGTCGATTTTTTCCCATTTCTGGATCGGCCATTTGTTTTCGCCGGCCAAGTAGTTCGGATTCTTGAGCGCATCGAGGTGGAGACAAACGCCACCCAGCTTGGTTTCCCACTTCTCGTCGTTGACCGTAATGCTCCCCCACCCGTTGATCGGCTCAACAAAGCGCCCGAAGGGATCGTAGTAGGAGACAGGGTTTGCCGCGGCACAAATGTGGAGAAACGGGTTGTTCGAAAGGTTCGACATCGCCGTGTCGAGAAAAGCATGACCCAACTCACTCAACTCGTCAGCCGCGACGATGACCCGAGGAGCCTTCATGCCTCGCATCTTACCCGTCACCTCGGATGTCTTCTTGGCCTCGGCCGGAATCAAGTAAACCCCCGACTGCTCCAGCCGCTCGCCGTTCCGGATCGTGTAGATGGCCGGAGTCGGAGTGTCTGCCAGTTTTCCGGGCGCGACATGCTTGATGCACGGCCAATACCTCTGGATTGCACCCCAGACCCGTTTCTTCGCATCACGGATGCTCGTGCTCGTGACCAACGAAAGCGTGTGGAACGGCGCAGCCAGCCAATTCAGCAAAGCCCAGATCGCCATGAATTCCGACTTGCCGGACGAACCGCAGCCTGCGAAACCGACAAACTTGCTATGACAGCACTCGTAAAGCATATCGTCCGCCCACGGATGCCAGATAAAGTTCTCCGTCTTCTTGTGGAAGAACATCTGGGCCGCGTTTTTGAAGTGGGCTTCCTTGGCAAGCATCTCTCCCACCCGCTCTTTTTGACGGAAGCAGTAAAGCTCGACCGCCCAATCGGCGGTGTCCTTTTGCCACCAAAACCCGTAACGCGGAAAGTATCCCGCGGGCTGCGGTTCGCCGGGCTTAATGAGACTGCAAACACTCATCGCCACTCAAAATGGGCTGAAAAGCCCGCCCCAATCTGCTCCAAAATAAACCCCAGCCACTATCCCTCTGTAAAAGAACCTTTTACGGAAGTGGCACTCTGCTTCGAATCCTGTCGCCCCGACTTTTTTCATTTGTCGTAAGTCACTCGATTTACTCTGTTAGACAAAAAGTTACGCAATCCTGACATCATATAATGTTATGTGGTTATGTATGATTTTGAACGATTGGAGCAGATTTTTGTCCCAAAATAGACATGAAGAACCACGAAATCCCTGAGCTTATTGAGACAAAAAACGGCCCAGCCAAAGTGCGTTTTGGCGGAGCGGAGGTGGAGATCCGAACGGAACAAAACGGACGATACCTTCGACACGTATTGCACTGGCACGTCGGCACGCAAAAATTTCGCCGCAATATCTCCGATCGAAACGAAGCGATCGAAGAAGCAAAGCGCATTGTGCACGACCTCGCCCGCGCCGAGGGAACCAGAACATCCGTTCATTCAGGGGATATTGTATTCCTTAATGAGTGTTTGCGCAAAGTGGGCGGCAAAAGCCACATGCTCTCGGCGATCGAACTTTACCTACGCACGCACGCAATCGGCGGGCCGCGCAAGACGATCGGAGATTTGTGCGACGAGTTGGAGAAGGAAACGGAGCTACGGAAACTCAACGAAGAGGTCTCCCACGAGCACCTCAAAAACATCAAATACGAAAACGGTGTGCTCAAGAAATGGTTTGGGTCGATGACGCTCCAGCAGATAACCGGCGAACTGCTGAAGACAAAACTCCTCGAGAGCGACTACAGCCCAGTGACAAAAAGAAACCTCATCGACGCGATCAAAGCCCGGGAGTTTTTTGCCAAAAGAAAGCGGTATGTGCCGCGGAACTTTGACTCGCCTTTCGAGGATGTGCCGCTGCCGAAAATCCGGCCCAAGAAGCACCCAGTCTTCACTCCCGAGGAGCTTACCCGGCTGTTCATCGTGCTTCGACCAAGCCAGTTGCTCTATGTGGCCACCGTTTGTTTTGGGGGTGGACGCTGCGCCGAAGGATGGAAACTGAAGTATTCCGACTTTCTCGACGAAGAGAACATTGTCTGTATCGATGCCGACGTGGCCAAAAATCCCTCACGGCGGACCATCGACCAAACCCCAAACCTCCAGGCATGGAAGGCGATAGCCCCCAAAAAAGGTCCGGACGCCCCGCTAATCTCAAAGCACGAGGCGAAAAAAGTTTACTCAGACAAAGCGCGGCTGCGGGAAGTCGGGGTTGTTTGGAAGAAAAATGCCCTCCGACACTCCTTCATCAGCTACCACTTGGCCCGTCACAGGGATATCTGGCTCACAAGGGAACTGGCGGGAAATTCTCCGGGTATCATCCAATCCAACTACAAAGCCCTCGTAACCCCCTCGGCGGCAGAGGCATGGTTTAATATCACACCGATATCAGTGCGGGCTTATGCGAAAGAAAAAGGCTTGTCTCATTTAATAAAATGGTGAACAACCACACACGCCCGATGTCTAAAGTTATCGAAGAAAGGAAAACCCAAAAACCCATGAGCACCACAAAACACGGTCGTCTGAAACCAGGCACCGAGCGTGTTAGCTATGTCGAAAGTAAAGGAACCTCCGCTGCCCTGCGCCTTTTGGCCGCAGCCAAGCAGACCAACGTGAGTTCCCTGATTCGTGAAGCTACCGCTCAATACCTGGCCAAAGAAGACCCAGATAAAACGCTGTCTCGCGTTGCCGAGGAGTTGGCTGTCTATAAGGCCGACACCAAGGAAGAACGCGCTTCGGACAGCCTCGATCCACAAATGCAAAAAACCATTGCTGCCCTGCTCCGGAAACACCGGAACGGGTGACGCGGTGCCGCGGGGTTCAATCCCCGCGGCTTCTTTTTCACTACGCCGTAATAACCATAACAACACCCGAAGTAATAGAAACGCCCATAAATGATGACAATAAACCTCACCAGTAACCAAAAATCCGAACTCGACGAAGCGGCTCACTACTGCTCCTTAACGCCGGAAAAACTTGCCTCTCTATTTGTCGAAGACGGATTGCGGCTGTATCGTGACAGCCGTGACGAATTCAGAAACACCCTCCCTGACGGAGAAGATCAATAACCTCCGCAATCCGAAGTTGATCCGCTCATTCGCCAGCGACCCCGAGCTTGAAGACCGCCTCAAAAAGGAGTCCGAAAGCTCGGGGCGCTCAATGAGCGCGGTCATTCGCACTGCATTGCGTAAATTCTTCGGGTTGTAGTAATAACAACATAATGACTAGCATGACGATCGAGTGCGCCTCGTTTCGGGCGATCCCGATTTCCGAGGGTCGGGTCCGACTGGAAATCACCGAACCGGCGGCTCCACGCAAAGAAGTCTACGGCGCGGGAGAAGCGGTTGCCCGGTTAAGCGAACTCTTCGGGAAACCGATGGGCCGAAACTGCCTTACCTACTGGCGCAAACAGGGACTCCCCTGCATCCGCCTGGGCGAAAAGAAAATCGTCTACTCGGACGATGAACTCGTGAAGTGGGCGCAGGGCCGGATGACTTCTTGCATCCCGTGAACTCCAGGCAAAAAGGCAAACGTGTCGAGCGCCTCTGGCGCGATCAACTCCGCGAGGCGGGGTTCTTGAAGGCTTTCCGCGGTCAGCAGTATTGCGGTGCCGCTGGGGACGCCGACGTTGTCTGCCCAGAATTACCGACGATCCACTTCGAGGTGAAGGGGGTGCAAAACCTGAACGTCCTCGCTGCGATGAAGCAAGCGATCGCCGACAGTGCAAAAAGTGGCCGGACGCCAACAGTCGCCCACAAGAAAAACGGCGAGCCGTGGTTGGTCACGATGCTCGCCGCTGATTGGTTGCGTCTAGTGAAAGACTCGGATTGGGTCAGTCCAGCAGACTCCCCAGCAATTCCTGATTCTGTGCCTCCCGGCGTTCAGCCCGCCGTTCTCTATTCACACGGATTCGTTCCATCACCTCGCCTGACCGATCAGACGAGTAGTAATACCGATTGCCCTGTTTCTGGACATACGTGATCCCGTTCGGAGTATTCAGGTCGATCACGTAAAAGTTCCCGTCGCCAGCTAATGCGGTTCCCGTAAGGAGACCCGCTACGATTAGTGAGTTAATAATTTTCATCATAAGGTATGACTCAGCACATGCCCACAGCGTTCAAACTCTTCCCATACCAAGAGAAGGCGGTAGCCGAACACCTCCGGATTCTGGACTCGGTCGGGGCGTCACTCGACGGGACCGGGTGCGGTGGCGGAAAGACCGTCATCGCCAGTGCTGTCGCTGCTCGATATGCGCTCAAGGTTGGTATCATCGCCCCGAAGTCGGTCTTGGCGAAATGGGGTAATACCCTCACAGCATTCGGGGTCAAACCGCTCTTTGTCCTCAACCCCGAGAAGCTGCGGATGGGAAATACTCCGTGGCTTAAAAAGATCCCGAGCGGGGGTAAAAAGGTGAAATTCGAGTGGAACATACCCGAGCGGTGTCTGCTCATCTTCGACGAGGCGCACATGTTCGGGGCCTACAACTCCCAGAACGGGAAGATGCTCGAAGCCGCCGCAGGGAACCATGCGGCCCTAATGCTTTCGGCCACGGCCGCGGAGTCCCCACTCAAGATGAAGGCGATCGGGGTCAACCTCCGGCTGTTCACGTCCGGCTACTTTTGGAAGTGGGTCCGCGAGATGGGGGCCGAAGAAGGGCGCTGGGGCGGTCTTGAGTGGAATCCCCGCCGGCCGGAGAACAAGGAGAAGATGGAGCGGCTCCACCATTCGGTATACACGAACCGCGGATACCGCGTGTCCGAGGAGGAGCTACGCGAGCAGTTGCCGGACTTGATGCTCTCGGACGAGCCCCTGTGGCTCTCAGATAAAGACCGCGCTACCGTAAAAGCTCTTTATGACGAAATGGCTGATCCAGAGGATCCGGGCGGTGTTAAAAATCTCCGGCAGCGACAAGCCCTTGAAACGGTCAAAGTCGCGTATCTGGTGGAGCGTGCCCAGGAGATCGTCGAATCAGGCGGCTCGGTGGTTCTCTTCCTGAATTTCCATGAAAGTATCGACCAAGCACGGAAGCTCCTTGAAGCCGCGGGCGTCATCGACGGACGGGAAAGCCCTAAAGCCAGGGCGGAAACGCAGCGCCGATTCCAAGAAAACGAACTCCGGTGCGTCATCGTCCAGATCGCGGCGGGCGGACAATCCATCGACCTACACGACGTGGTCGGAGAGTTCCCACGTGTTGCACTTATTTGTCCGCAATTCTCCGGCCTCGTGGAGGAGCAGGCTCTTGGACGAATCCGACGGGTCGGGGCCAAGTCTCGCGCACTCGCTCTAAGGCTCTACGCACCAGGCACCGTGGAGCAGGGAGCCCTCAAGCTGACTGAGGAAAAAAGGGAAAATGTAGGAATTTTGAATGCAGGTAAAAATAATTTGAACAATGGGGTGGTTACCCCGGTCTCATCTTCCATGTCGGTAATAACGCCTCAAGAGCATAACACGGAGCACAGCGAACACTCGCCCTCCTCGCTTAAAGAAAAAGCCAAGTGCCCCGGATTCCGCAACGACCAGACTCGTGACCAAAGCGCGGCCAACCGCGGAACGCTCGGCCACCTTGCGGTGGAAAAGGAGAACCTCGATGTGATTCCGCCGGATGATCCGAAGCTGCGCGAAGCCGCCGAGATGTGCCTTCGGTATCTGGCGGCTCTCCGCAAGCCCCTCGTAAACGCGCAGGAGCTTCGGGAGCAGCGTTACAACGTCCTCGATCAGTTCGGGCACATCGATCATATCATCCTGCACGGCGGAGACAAAGCCGAGTTGGTCGACTACAAATTTGCTTTCGGGGCATACACCGCGGATTCGCCGCAGTTCTGGGCCTATGCCGTCGGGTTGTGGGATGCCCATCCCCAAATTGAACAACTTACTGTTCATGTGCTCCTCCCCTTCCAAGGGGTCATCGACCGCGAGACGTGGCACCGGGAAAGTGACTACGATCGTTTGTCCTCACAAGTTGCGGCCATTATTGCCGCAGCGCGGCGCGATGACCCCTTGACCTACCTTACTGGGGCACACTGCGCTTGGTGCGCAAAGCAAGCCAGTTGCCCCAAACTGTCGTCACTCGCACTGACGATCGCGTCGGAATACAAGGCCGACGAGTTGACCCTGCCGGCGCAATACGATCCGGCCAACATCTCTGACCCGAACGTCATAGCGTTCGCCAAGAAGGCGGCACCGATCATGCGGTCATGGGCCGACAAGGTCGATGCCCGCGCCTTGGAAATGCGGATGCAGGAAGGGATCGAGATTCCGGGGTTCGAACTCGCCGAGCGCAAGTCACCTTTCAAGATCACCAACGCACAAGCCGCGTGGGAAACAGTCAAAGACAAAATCAGTCCCGAAGCCTTCGCAGCCTGCGCCGAGGTCTCAATCGGGGCACTAGAAAAAGCCATCGCACGGACCGCGAAACGCGGCGAGATGGCCCGATCCAAAGAACAACTTCGTGACGCATTGGTGGATGCCGATGCGGCCAAGAGCGAGGGCTCTTATCACTACCTAAAAAAGACCAAGTAATAACGCCATCAATAATTATGGGAAAAGTATCGTTTGAAGAGGCCGTCGAGGCCCAAGTCATCGAGGAAGTCAGCAACAAAGCCGTTGCCGTCCGCCCCGAAGCACAGGTCGCCATCATCGGCGAAGACCAAGCAAAAGGAATCTACGGAGAGTTCGGCGCTGACGACATCAAGCTGCCGCGCCTGAACCTCGTGAACAAAGTCGGCGATCTCTCGAATCTGTTCACTCCGGGCACCTATGTCATCAACAAGGAACACCAGATCAACGACATCGATCCGAAGAACAAGGGTTTGGGCAATCCG